GAAAACTTTATAGCACTTAAAAAACACGAAGTAGAACTTAAAGAAGTAGATGCTGAAAAGCGCATATTGATGGGTGCTGCTTTAGTTCCTAATAAACACATCTACAGACGTAATGAAAAGGATGAGGAATACTACATTTACTTTTCAGAGAAAACGGTAAGAAAAGCGAGTGAATTATTCTTAATGCGTTCTAACCAGAACAACGCTACCTACGAACACAAAGATAAGTTAGAAGGTTTAAGTGTTGTAGAAAGTTGGATAATTGACGATCAGAAATCTGATAAATCACGTTTATATGGTTTTGATTTACCAAAGGGGACGTGGATGATTTCTATGAAGGTGAATAATGACGAGGTTTGGAAAGACGTAAAAGAAGGTAAGATAAAAGGATTCTCTATTGAAGGTTACTTTGCGGACAAATACGAGATGAGCCTTATTGATGAAGATGCTATGCTTATAGAAAAGTTAAAGGAACTTATCTTAAAAGCTGAACAAACAACAAATATATAGTGACTCATATATTAGTCATTAAGCACTAAAAACACGGATAATGAATCATATATTATACAAAAGCAAATAAGATGGCAAAACAAAAAACAGTAAGTAAGACAAGTCCTAAAGGCGGTAAGCGTGGATGCGTTTGTGACGATGGCACGTATAAAGCAGAATGCTGCGATGGAACACTACAAGCACAAGGAGTAGGTAGTTTAGTTTCACAAAGCACTTCTACGGTTGTAAACACAAATGAAGTAAGAGTTATTACAAGCGTTAACGGATAAAAATACAACAGAATAAAAACACGAAAGTTATTAATGTAAATAGAAAAGTTATGAGTTTAAACGATATTCTTAAAAAGATTTCACAACCTGAAAAGACGGAGTTAGCAAAACACGAAGTTGAGTTAGGACTAATTGACGAAGTTAAAAAACTACAAGTTGTCGCTAATAATTCTTATGATAAAGCTATAAACGAATTAAAAAAAGCTGCTTCTGTTTTAGATAGTTCAAATACGTTTTTTACAAATACTATTAAGGATTCAAAAGTAACACTTCAAAACATAGATAAAGCGCGTTTAATGGCTAAAGATTTAGGAGTTGAATTGCCAAGTAATATAGATGCATTATATAAATATTACGATACTCAAATTAAAGATTCTGAATTATATATAAAAGACATAAACCAATTTAAAAGTAAATTATTTTAAAATAAACAAACAAAACACGAAATATGAAAAAGAACGTAATAAACCAAATTAAAGAACTTCTCGGAATGGAAGTTAAATTAGCTACTATGAAGTTATCAGATGGCGTGACTATTTTGGAAGCTGAAGTATTCGAAGCAGGAGCGGAAGTGTTCGTAGTTGCTGAAGATCAAAAAATTGCTTTGCCTGTAGGTGAGTATGAATTGGAAGATGGTAAAATCTTAGTTGTATCTGAAGAAGGTATGATTGCTGAAATTAAAGAAATGGAAGCGGAAGTTGAAGAAGAAGTACAACCAGAGGCAGAAGTTGAAGTAGAGGTTGAAGCAGAAGCAGAAGCACCTAGAGATATTAAAAAGACGGTTGAATCAATTGTTAAAGAAACGTTCTTTTCTGAGATGGAAGCATTGAAAACTGAGAACGAAGAGTTGAAAGCTAAATTGGAAATGTTTTCAAAAGTTGAGCCTACTGCAGAAGTTGTTACTGAAGAAGTTATTGCTGAAACGAAGGTTGAACTTGAGGAAGTAACTCCAATCGTATTTAACCCTGAGAATGTAAATAAGTCTGAGGGTTTGAAGTTTGCTACAAAACGCACACGTTCAACTATGGATTCTATACTAGAAAAAATAAACAAATAAATTATAAATAACTAAAAATCAATTAATTATGGCTACGACAACTAGCATCACTACCTCGTATGCGGGTGAATTCGCAGGACGATACATTGCAGCAGCACTTTTGTCTGCTCCAACTTTAGAGCAAGGGGGAATTACAATCGTTCCTAACGTTAAGTACAAACAAGTTATTAAGAAAGTAGCAACGAATGACATTTTGAAAAATGCTTCTTGTGATTTCGATGCAACTTCTACAATTACTTTGACTGAAAGAATTTTACAACCGGAAGAATTCCAAGTGAATCTTCAACTTTGTAAAAAAGATTTCAAATCAGATTGGGATGCGGTACAAATGGGTTATTCAGCGTTTGATACTTTACCTAAGTCTTTTGCTGATTTCTTAATCGCACACGTAGCGGCTAAAGTTGCTGCTAAAATGGAAACTAATATCTGGAATGGTGCTACTGCTAACGCAGGAGAATTTGACGGATTCCGTGCGCTTATGTTGGCTGATGCTACAGTTATTGACGTAGCAGGTGCAGCAGCTATTACTTCTGCTACTATTATCGATGCTTTAGGAGATACGGTTGACGTTATTCCTGCTGCTCTTTATGGTAACGAAGGATTGCGTTTGTATCTTTCTCAGAAAGCAGTTAAAGCATACGTTCGTGCATTGGGTGGTTTCTCTGTGTTGGCTACTTCTAATAGTGGTGTAAATGCACAAGGTACACAATGGTACACTAACGGAGCGTTATCTTTTGATGGTATTCCAATCTTTATGGCTAACGGACTGAATGACGATACAATGATTGCTACAACTATTGATAACCTTTACTTTGCTACAGGTTTGTTAGATGATGCAAATGTTGTTAAAGTTTTGGATATGGCTGACCTTGATGGTTCAGAAAATGTAAGAGTAATTATGAGAATGACAGGCGTAGTTAACTACGGTATTGGTTCTGATTGCGTTCTTTACACTTCATAGTAAATACTAATTAAATAACGAGGGTGGTGGAATATCTACCACCCTTTTTTTATAACACTTAAATAATTAAACAATGAGTTGTGATATCGCAAACGGAAGAATAGAGCCTTGTAAAGATGCGGTAGGTGGTTTAGATGCTATCTACATTATCAATTACGCAGACTATTCTTACCCAGGAGACCTAACGTATGATGGTACTAACACGGATGTTATTGATGACATTAATAACGTAACAAACGTGTATAAATTCGAACTTAAAGGAACAAATTCTTTTGAGCAAACGATAAACTCTTCAAGAGACAACGGAACTACTTTTATAGAGCAGGTTCTAGTTGCTAACTTGAAAAAGCAAGATGTAGCTACCCATAAAATGGTTAAGTTACTTGCTTATGGACGTCCTCACATCATCGTGAGAAACAGAAACAATCAGTTTTTCCTTGCGGGTGCAGAAAGAGGAATGGACGTAACTGCAGGAACTATTTCTAACGGAACGGCACTAGGTGATTTTTCGGGGTACACTTTGACATTTACAGGAATGGAAAATATCCCTGCAAACTTCTTAGATTGTTCAACTGAGGTAGGACTTAAAGTAGTTCTTTCTAATGCGAACATTGTAACAGTATAGTTTTTCTTTCATAGTTCATAGATTAGGGTAGCTTCGGTTACCCTTTTCTTTTTTAAAACAAAATCGAACTGCGGTAGTTAATATAGTATGATAGTATTAAATGTATCAGCTACAAGTCAAATTATTAGTTTCATTCCCAGAGATGGAAGCTACGATACTTTGGAGTTAACTGACGAGCAAACAAATGATACGCAGGTTGTAAATATAATCGATTCTACGGTAGGTGAATATTACCACACTATAGAAGCTATATTTGATTTAGTAGAAAATCATTTCTATATGTTGGTTCTAAAAGACGGAACTGACATATTATTTAAAGATAAAGTATTCTGTACTAATCAACCTTTGGTATCATTCAGCGTAAACAATGGTCAGTATGTAAGTTCGACCACAACAAATGATTTTATAATCTATGAATAATATACACGTTTTAAACTTAGCTAAATACGAGCCGCCGATCATTGAGGAATCAAAGAGAAATGAGTGGGTTACGTATGGAGAAAACAATAGCTACTATCAGTTCTTAATTGACAGATATAGAAACTCCACTACAAACAACGCTATTATAAACAATATTAGTCGTTTAGTTTATGGTAAGGGTTTAAGTGCTATAGATGCTTCAAGAAAGCCTAACGAATACGCTCAAATGATGTCTATGATTGCGCCAGATGAGATGCGTAAAGTAGTATTAGACTTTGAGATGTTAGGACAAGCAGCGTTTCAGGTTCACTATACTAAAGACAGAAGTAAGATATTAAAAGTTTATCATATTCCTGTACAACAACTAGCACCTGAAAAATGCAATAAAGACGGACAGATAGAAGGTTACTACTATTCAGATAATTGGGAAGACATAAGAAACTATATGCCTAATAGAATTCCTGCTTTTGGATTCGGTAAAGAGCAAGTAGAAATTATGTTTATTCAACCTTATTCGGTAGGAATGAAATACTTTTCTTATGTTGACTATCAAGGCGGTTTAAATTACGCAGTATTAGAAGAAGATATAGCTAACTATTTGATTAGTGAGGTTCAGAGTTCTTTTAGTTCACGTACTGTAGTAAACTTCAATAACGGACAACCAACTCCAGAAGAGCAGGATATTATCTCTTCTAAAGTTATGTCTAAGCTGACAGGCACGAATGGACAAAGAGTAATAGTAGCGTTTAATAACAACGCTGAAAGTAAGACAACGATAGATTCTATTCCGGTAGACAACGCACCCGACTTATACAATCAGTTGAGCGAGGAATGTATGCGTAAGATAATGCTATCACATAACGTTACTAGTCCGCTACTTTTTGGTATTGCTTCTTCAAATGGGTTTAGTTCAAACGCTGATGAGTTACAAAATAGCTTTGTGTTATTTGACAACTTAGTTGTAAGACCAAAGCAAGAAATATTATTAAGTGCTATTGATAGAATGTTAGCTTTTAATGGCATCTCTTTAAACTTGTATTTTAAAACTCTTAAACCACTTGAATTTACGGATTTAGAGAACGCACAAACTGAAGAACAAGTAGCTGAAGAAACAGGAACGCAACTAAGTAAACACGATGACCTTATTTCTAACGCTTTAATAGACAAAGGAGAATTACCTAACGATAATTGGCTATTAATAGACGAATACGAAGTAGACTATGATAATGACGATAAAGAAAACGAAATGCTTTCTAACGGCGTTAAATTGTCTTTATTTGATAAAATAGTAAACTTAGTTAGCACAGGAACTGCAAGACCTAACTCTAAATCTGAACAAGACGAAAATATAGATGGGGTTAAGTTTATTACTCGTTACGTTTACGCTGGAGATACTACAGAAAAAAGTAGAAAGTTCTGTAAGAATATGACTGCTGCTAATAAGATTTATCGTAAAGAGGATATACTTCAAATGGGCAACCAAATAGTTAACGAAGGTTGGGGACCACGAGGGGCAGATACTTACGATATTTGGCTTTACAAAGGCGGTGGTGCTTGTCATCACAGATGGAATAAGCGAGTATATGCAAGTTTTGAAGGTGTAGGAATAGATGTAAATAACCCTAACGCAAAAATCATAGCAGGTAAAAAAGCTGAAGCATTCGGATATGTAATTAAGAATCCATCTTTAGTTTCTACAAGACCTATAGATATGCCGAATCAAGGATTTTTACCAAAAGAAAATAAATAATGGCAGAAGCACTTTTAATCTCCAGAACAGACCTAGTTAAGTTTACTGCGGTAAATGGAAATGTAGATACAGATAAATTCATTCAGTTTATCAAAATCGCACAAGATGTACATATACAGGGTATGTTAGGTACAGACTTGCTTGAAAAGATACAAGCTGAAATTATTTTAGCTACGTCAGGAATCCCAACGGCAATAACTGTAACAAATCAAGGGACAGGATATACAACGGGAACAGACAGAAGTACAACAAGCGCAACGGGAACGGGTTTAAAATTAAACATTACTGCGGCGGCAGGGTTAATTACAAACGCTACAATAAACACGGCAGGAACGGGTTATAAAGTTGGAAATACTGCAACGGTAGCAGGTGGCACAAATGGAGCGGTAACAATCACTTCAATCTATACAATACCAAGTGCGTATAACAACCTTTTAATTGACTATATAAAGCCTATGTTGATCCATTGGGCAATGGTAGAATATTTACCTTTTGCAGCTTATACGATCGCTAACAAAGGCGTATATAAACACGATTCAGAAAACGCTACTACGGTAGAAAAAAACGAAGTAGATTTCTTAATAGAAAAGCAAAGACAAATAGCACAACACTACACACAAAGATTTGTTGACTACATTAATTTTAACACGGCATCTTTCCCAGAGTATAAT